AGCGCATTATAAAAAACTCCCCATTTTCACAAGTGGAGAGTTCAAATTTATGAAAAATTTACATTCACAATTATACATGTGTGCATAACGCAAACGAGTAGTATGACGTGAGCGTTTGCGTGGCAGGAAGTCAAGCGAAGTGGACAGCGGATGTCATATTATTCAGGGGAGTTAAATTGAGAATAATTATTCATACCATATTTCATAAATTCTTACGGAATTACCTCCAGCGGTTGTAGAAATTCTTAATTGATAACTTTGATTTTCTGGAATATCAACACCATTATAACAATTAACATTTAAAGATAAATTGTTTCCGTTTGCGTTCCATCTGCTTTCTTTGATTGTGCTACCGCTTACATCAGCATAACCGACAACTACTTGGCCTCCTGAACCGAAAGATGTAAATAGAAATTTAACAAATAATTTTTTACCTTTAAAATTTGGTAAATTTATTAACCAATTTATAGTCCCCAAATTTGGTGCAGTAATATAATCATCTACAATTGAATATTGAGGTGGTAATGTAACACCTTGTAATAAATTCCCATCTTTAAAAATATATGTTTTATTTCCACTATTTGAATTAAGTAAAGTATTCATTATTACACCTCACATTACATTATTTAGGCGAATAGACAGCCAATCAAACACAAGAGAAGAAGGATCTGTTTCAGTATATACATATAATAAGTCGTTTGTAGTTTGCAATAAGATAGCCCCTCCATATTCTGAATTAGGTGATAAACTACCTGTAGGAATGTAATTAATAGTCGCCCCAGTCCAGTTTAAACTTGCACGGAATTTAAATTTTGCGAATGTAGAATCATTGACAAAATTTGAAATTGTTACATTTATTTTGTCTTGATTTAATTTTGAATTTGTATTAGTGATCTGTGTTTGAAAGTCTTGAGATATGATAGACTGAATAGCTTCACCGTTTGCACTTACTTGAGAAGTTAATGAAGTTAATGAAGTCTGAACACCACTAATATCTTCTGTATTTTTTGTTACGGTTGATTGTAAACTTGTAACAGTTGTAGATAAGCTTTCCACATCAGTTTTTGCTTCATTAGCTGAATTCAATGCATTATCTGCTTTTGTACTCGCTTCTCCACCCGCTGTTTGAGCATTATAAATTCCAGTGTCAATTTTACCCATATCTGAATTGTAATCAGCTAACCATGCTGGTATGTCGTTGGCTGTAAATTGTGATAAATCATAATGCGTAGTCTTATTTGTTGAGCTCATTATATAACCCTCCTTTACATTGTTAATAATGATTTTCCATTAAAGTCATATTGGTATGCTGTTAACTTTTTATTGTCGTAAGCCTGAGCTGTTAATTTCAAAGCGTCATATTGTTCAGCCGTTAATGCATCACCCTTCATCAAGTTAACAATATTGTTCAAAGTTGTTTGTAAGTCAGAAATTAATCCAGTAGTTGGGTCTATTACTTTAATATCTATTAATTGAGAATCAATATAATCTTTTAAATTTTGAACTTCTAATGAAATTCTTGTATTTAAAGTAATTACTTCTGATGTAATTCGATTATTAATTGTAAATACTTCTTGAGTTATTCTTGCATTTAATGAAGCATTAAGTTGGTTTATTCTACTGATGTAGTCAGCTTTTAAATTGTCTGCCGTTATGCCAATGAGATTTGTTAAATCAATATTTATTTTATCTGCATAAGCATAAACTTCCGTAATTTGTGAATCAACGTATTTTTTCAATAGTGCTATTTGTTCATCTGTGTATGACTTATAATCCTCAGCATATGAATTCATGGCGTCAATTAATTCGTTAATTTTATAAACTAATTGCCCAACTTGTTCATAATAAGTAATTGAAGCATTATAAGTTAATGGTAGAGTGTTGATAAAATAGGGTATTTGTTTTTTAGGGATATTAAATTCATCAACCATTTTTATCACGCGTTACTATTTTGTAAATAACAATGATTGTAACAATGATCATTATTGTTTCTTTCATAATAACTACCCCTTTCTATTTAAAGTATATCTCTTAAAACGTCTTGTGTCAAACTCTTAATTCTTAAATTTTCATACCTTAATGACCCAATTTCAAAAGCAAGTATTAATTGCTTAAGATGAAAACTTTTTCTTGCACTTTTGCATAAGCTTATATTTGGCTGTGCGTCAGCAGTTCTGACGCAATAGTGAAACTGACACGAAGGGTCTATAATTTCACTTGTATAAATGAATCCATTATAATAATCTCTCCACACGCCTACTTGTGTGCCTTTATAATCTATTGTGAAAATATACTTAGCTGTTTGTGATCTTTTTTCTATGAATTCTTCTTTTTCTGTTAAGCTTTTGTTTTCAATTGAATAGTTTGCGTATTCAGTTCCTTCAATTAATTTTCCAAAACGTGTTTCTTTCATTTTTTGAATGTATTCAAGGTTGCTATAATATTGAATTAAGATATCACCTTTTCTTGTGAATTCTTTATTAAGATTCGGCTTTAATTTAAAGTATTGAAAGTATGGATTAATAATAGAAATGTTATTTCCCATAAAAATTACACGAACATCATCACTCAAATTACCCATTCTTAAACGTTCTACCGTTGAATAGAATTCCAAAAAACTCATGACTTCATTCGCCATATAATGAATAGCAGATTTTGCTATTAAGAATTCATCAAACCCAATTTTGTTAACATTTGGATATGGAACGGATTTTTTAGTGAGGGCAGTTGACAAGGCAACCGCCCAACCTGCCACTTCATCATCAATGAGAAATTCTTTTCCTCTTATTTTAAATTCATGATCAGGAAATTCATGTTGGATATCTGCAAAGAATTTATTAACGTCTATCAATTCTGTTTTATATCTTCGCAAATAAATAAACTGTTTTTTATTTTTAATGAAATCATTAATTGCCCATTGTTTAAATCCATAAGTTTTACCACCACCACGGTTTCCGATAATGAAGGTGAAAAGGGTGTTATATGAAAGTGTTCGATTCAAGTCTAAGTATATACCCATTATTTTCACCCCTTTTTAAATTAGTTTTTAAAACACTTTTGAAAAGTATTTTTTATTTGCTATGAAACTGGAATCTTTATCATCTGCGCCGAATCCGAGCATGTAATTTGTATCATCAGACCAAAGAATTTGAAGCGGTTTTACACATTCTACATAATGGCCCCACTCTTTTTCAAATTCGTTTTCTTTCTCTTCTGGAATTTCAGTTTCCTTCCAACCATTCAGACCATGTTCTTTAATTAAAGAAGGATAATCAATATATGCTTTGCTCATATCAACCCGGCTAGCTATTCCGTTAACGTTTGCGCTGTTTGTGTATTGCCACATTCCGCACTTACGGCTTGGCGCATTAGCATTCCATCTTGCTAACCATAAATCATAGGGTGCAAGCATTGTCATATTTAATTTCGTTCTTGTCCAATCTAAATTAGCATAAACCATTGCATAGAATCCAGCTTTTTCTAACTCAGCACATGTGTATCTGCAAATTTCAGTATTCAATGTAATGTTATTGAGCGTTCCCATTTTTGATTTATAACCATCTGCGTCCTCCATATCAATAGCAACCGGAAGCAATGGCTTATAATCTTTAATTAAATTGATCAACTCTTTTGCTTCTTGAACCATTTCCGAATAATTGCAAGCATAGCTATAGTGATAGAATCCATATGGAATATTCAATCTTTCGCATTCAGAAACATTCCGTTTAAACTGTTCATCTTCCCTGAAATGTCCCCAGCTTGAACGAATCATTACACCGTCAACTTTTCCGCTCGCTTTGACTTTATCAAAGTCAATAATTCCGTTATGTTTACTGATATCAATAATTTTCATTTTAATTATCCCCTTCCATTTTTTCGCATAATTTTGTTAAAGCTAAAGTATTATTGTTAATTGCTTCTGTTACCTTTTCCATTTCCTGTCTGTGCTGTTCATTCAGCTTCTCAACCTCTTCCCGGTGCTGGTCTTCTCGATTAATTGAATCTTTTCGATAAGATTCTGTGATATGATAGACATACCATCCCATCAATCCGCACATTACAATGGGAAAGCCAAGCGTTGAAACGATCTGAATAATCTGATTTACATCCATGTTTTATTCCTCCATTCTAATATAACAACATGAATAACTCTTCACATTCATTATACACTAAGTTATCAATATGAACAATGGATTCTGATACAATTTTGAATAATTCGGCTTGAGTTTTACCGCTGGAATTCCCGATTTTTGAATTCTCATAATTTTCATTATTTGTAATTGTTTGATTCTGATTCATATTTGTTGTATCTCCAAGCGTTCCTTGCGTAATTTCAGTAACATAATTATTACTATTTAAATCAATCATACTTTGCGGAGTATCACTGAATAATGTCTTATTATCACCCAATGTTTCACTATTGGAGTTAGAATTGGACTCACCATTATTTGTTCTATTGTATGTTTCTTTCATATTGAAAGTATTTGTTAAATCGTTTACTTTTTCAGCTTCTAAATATAACTTATTATACATTGGCATTATAATATTTAATTTATCTTCAAGTTTCATTTTCCATAGCCCTATTGTTTCAAAACCAATTTCACGCATGTAAAAATGTTTTATAAATCGTTTTTCCCATTCAATCAATCCTTCTTGATTATAAAATGGAAATGTAAAATCAAATATTGTAGGTAATGCTATATCAATTTTTTGATTAACACTCATATTCCAAAATTCAGGATTATTCTGACTTGGAATTTCTACAATTGTTTTTAATTGGATTGTATAATTCGCCATTATTACACCTCACTTTCTTTTTTATCATAATCTGAATCAAATTCTAATATTTCAGCTTCTTTTTTTCTTTCATTCAGAATTTCTTTATATGGTTTTCTAAAGTCAACGGAAATATTTAATCCAAACATATCATTAATCTGATCGCAGGCTTGTTGTCTTGCGTTTAGCATGACGAAACGCATTGCTTCCACGTCATCGCTTCCATCAGCTTCTTCCGCAACCAATCTTTCGCGCTTTTCTGCACCGTTGTTTTTAACTCCAAGATATGTCATAGCTTCATTCCATATTCTGCGCTTTTGCATTTCTAACTTATCAGCGACAAAAGGCGCTTTCATATCTAATAGTTTTACACCGTTTTCAATATCAATACTTTTGTTTGCAATGATAGCAGGTTCAAAGTCTTCAACTTTCTTTGCCATGTTTTCAATGGATAAACGTGTGTTGTCATCCGTTACGTAAACATATGGCGTTTTTTGTGCGTTCACGTTAATATCAATCGTTCTTTCTAAACGTGCTAAACGTTCGGCAAATTGGATAATAATCCACTCTGTATTAGTACGTGTGAAATTATTCCAAATAAGAACCGAATCATCAATCGTATATTCAGGAAACACAATTCCGGACGGTGTAATCGGTCTATACAATGTTGGAGTTCTATAAACATTTAATCGTCCGCCAATTGAGCAGTTAAGCGTCAGGAATCCTAATTCATCATCGAAAAAGAATAAGCAATATCCGAATTCAAATAGACACAATTCTAGCCAGCGAACATCAACTGTTCTTGGAAGATTTTTCCATTCAAACATGTTCAAAGCTATATTTTTTAATCGTTCATAATAATTCATAAATGAACGACTATTCATGATCATGCTTTTTGGAGTTTTCATTTTTAGATTAACACTTGAATTATACGCATTTTCGTATTGAATCCCTGCCTGTTTTTTACTCATACTATATTATTACTCCTTCCATAATCCCCGATATAATCACCATGCCATAAGGTAACGCCGGAATTAAACATGGATTTAATTTGTTCCATGTAATTGGATGGTACATTTCCAGCGATTGAAATATTAATGGTTTTTACATAATTCCATGATTCTCTTGAATTAGTTTCCGGAACTTTTAAGGTGTTCACCTTGTAACCGAACATTGTAAAATAATTGTCAATAATCTGACCATATTCTGGTCGCACCGATTTACAATAGGAATAAAACCCCAGCATTCGTGAAACGGCTGAAATATCGCCAGCATTTGCGCTTCCTACCATCTGATCAGGAATAATGGAGTGCGTGTATTGTTCCGCAAGTAATCCAGCGATATCATTCGCAGCTGAAGCCAAACCACCAATTGCACCAGTTACCAAACTCCCCACTGTTTTAATAACGCCTTTTGTTGTTCCAATGGCAATGTTTGCCTTATTCTGAGCCACCCAATTCTGATAGTAATTATTCACCCATGCACAAACTGGCCAGTCTTTCAAAGTCATCATGTTTTCAAGATTAACTTGTTCGCCTGCATAGTTATTCGGCGTAGCGCTAACTTGCATATTCACTCCAAAACCACCTCTGATGGTTGCCGTAGGTGCTCCGCTGAATAATTCATATTGCATTTCAATTCCTTGACCCATGCATTCGGCAACAAGGCAACAATATGGGTAACAATACATTTTGTTATTTTTTGGCGTGAAACTTAAACTTCTGCTTGCCAAGTTCCACGTTTCAACACGCACCCCTTCTTGTGTACTTACAAAATTTGATGGTGCTGTAAATACCGCAACAATCGCATCCATTTTTCCAGCCTGTGCATAACTATTAATAATTTCTTTTAATGCAGTTACTGTAAATCCATCCACACTTCCTAAGCTCGCCCAATAAACCGGAACAGGAAATCCGCCAACGATTGCGGGCTCATTCCAGTATGGCTGATCAAGACTCTCCGTTGCCATAATATAAATATTTAATGGACCAGCTGGTGAATGACTTTCAGTCGTTGCAATATATGGTCCTGTTTCTAATCCTTCGGGCAATGTGTGCTTTCCAACTGTATCATCTGCAACATGCTCCCGCTCAACGAAACTCGTTAATAACTGAATGTCAAACTGAAACGTCTGATAAGCGTCTATGTCAAAGTAGACCCACGCAGAATTAGAATTCATATATTCAACATTCGTAACAAATCCGTAATACCATTTATTTCCATAATCTGCATTCTGAAACATCACATAATTAATATCAATTAAATTTTCAACATTTTCAGGAACTGTGATTCTTCTGTCTTTTCTCTGATATGTCAAATTATTGAATTGCTTCACAGTCTTCCCTGCGAAGAAATTCATCTGCGCCTCGGCATTGGCGAAGGTCATTTGATTTTTATTATCAGGAAAAAGCGGTACGCCATGCAGAAGGCGCACCGCTGTTAGTGCTGTAAATGCCATTTTGATAAATTAAGCTGAAGCAACTGTGACGGTTGCCGTTCCCGTTTTTTGTGAATCATATACACTGGTTGCAGTTACGGTAATAGTTGATGCTGTTTCATTTTCATTGATTACTAATAAGCCATTGCTATCAATTGCAGTACCAGCGTCTGCATTGCCTGTAATACTCCATTCAACTCTTTCACTTGCCCCACCTGTTGCTACAACCGACGCTGTGAATTGCTGAGTCTTTCCTTTATCAACGGTTGCCGTTTTAGGGTCAACGGTTACGCTTGTAATGACAGGCGTTGCCGTTGTGAAAGCAATGGCATTGGCAAACTGAGATGTGCTGAAGATTCCCTGATGATGGAAGAAGTAATTCCAATACAAATGAAGTGCGTTGTACTGTTCCGTAAATGTGTATAACGTATCAAAGCACATGAACCAGTCACGATCTACCATAAGCATTAATACGCCTTCGTTTTCCAATCCTCCCAAGTCATCAACAATAACGACACGATTCAAGAAGTCGGCTTTATCCATGTTAAACGCATACGCTAAGACTTCAACCGAAAGAATGGCTTCCGTTGCGGGTGTCATAATCAAAATCTGATCTTCCAACGGCGTATGAGTATAAACACCCTGCGCATTGTATTTATTGGATAAGAAAGTTAACGAAGTAGCCCATGCACGAACTGTCTTAGCAATCGTCTTCGCTGAAGCTTCATCTGTCGGCGCAGTAACCTGTACTGGATAGAATAATCCTTTAGAATAATACTGACTCATCAGTTCTTTCATGATCAGAAATTCATCATAGTTATCGGAAGTATACATCGAATCCACAATCCGAGCGATTAAGTCTTCAATTCCACGATAGCTTAAGAAAGCTGTACGAAGCATATCATTATTAATCGTCTGCGTATAAACTACCTGCATATTACGACGATGGAAAATGGCCTTGACATCTGGAATGTGTACTTCAAATACATCTCCCGGATTATTCTCCGGTGGCGCTACCGTGTACTGTTGAGCCTTCGCAATATTGACAAAAATTTCTTCAATCGAATCGCCGAAGTTCAACATACCTCGTTTAAACGGTGCGAGCGGATTCATCCATAATTTATTCTGAATGACAACTAAGCCAATTCTGTTCACTAAATTATGCAGAAATTCATTCTGTGCTGGCTGATAATTCATCATGGCATTGCCATATTCTGCAATGTTCTCCTGCGTTAAAACTGGAATTCGTGCTTGATAATCTGGAGAAGCTGTTGCACGAATACTATTCGCAACATCTAATACGGTAGCTCTTGATGAAATACCCGGTAACTCAAAAGTGTTAATTGTTGCTTTTGGCATTATTCCTCATCCTCTCTTTCTCGATCTTTTCTACGATCTGGCTTTTCAAATAGATTCTTCCATTCCACGTTGTCTTCAACGTCATCGTTACGAATGTCATCACGTTGTTTCCTCATTGCTTCATCCGTTCCGCGCAAGAACATGGTAGTATATTTTTCACGTAGTGTTTCATAACGACCTTTCCATGTTTCGCCTGCTTCTGTTAAACGTTCAATGTCTTCACGGTAACCATCCCGTTCCCGTGTTCGATCGTTGATTTCACGTTCCATTTCTTCATCATCACCACGTAACCGATCAACCATCGAACCCAATACCGTTACATCATCGCCTGATTTTAGAATGTTCTCATAAATGCTCATTCGTTCATCTCTTGTCATTCTTGGCATATTATCGCCCCTTTCCTATCCTTATTATAATCTGACTTATAAAATTAAGCAAGCACAAAATATCACAAGCAACATTAAAAATATCATCATTCCACTCACTGTTTCTGTCTTTGTAAATTTCATCCAAATAAACAAACTTAACATTGTAATTAAAACTGAAATCAAAAATATAGATAAATTGTCATTTTTCTTTCCTCCTATTAATTTAATTTCATTCCGTTTTTAACTCGCATTTTACCATTAACTTTCAATTGAATTACATCAGTGATATTATACTCGTTTGTATAACGCTTACCATCTGATAATGTGAAATAAAATTTTACACGATCTTTAAATACTCTCACATTTTGTACTTCCAAGTCATACCAGTGAGTCTGACCGTAAATATCAGTTAACATTTTTACTTTCATTCTAACCACCCATCATAATCGGAATTAACTAGTCTAAATTTCATTTTTCTCACCTCAATTTATAGGGACTTTCTACAAGGACTATTCCACCTTGAACATGCTTTGGCATTAACCGGCCGTCTGCTTTTTCAAAACCGACATGGAAATTTTCCCATGTTACTAATTCTTTCAAACTATCTGGCATTCCTGCACATTTCACATTCAATTTTCCATTTATTTCTTCTATGTATGTTTTTTGTCTGATGAATCTTGCTCGTGTAAAATGACTTTCCAATTTCCAATAATTCAATTTCTTATCATCAACTTCAATATTAGGGATATCTGTTCCTGTGATGTGAATCGAATCCGTATCCGCGTAACAAAACCGATCATAAACTGATTGAGCCGTTCGAATAATTTTATCCCTAGCCCATGCGGTTATAAATACGCTAAGCGGTGTATACTCCGGTTCTCTTGTTTCAGGTTCACCTAATTCATAACGAACGATTCCATTTTCCAAGTAGGGAACTTTACCCGTGACATCCGGCCTTGTTGCGAATTTGCCAGTCAGAGCATTCAACATAAGCTTCGCCAGTTGCTTAATTGCGCCTTCGCTTGTCATCTTGATATTCATCCAGTAATCAATATATTGATCAAATACGCCTTGACATGCTTTAAATTTATAACCGTCGATATATTCGATTCCACCGATGATGTCATAATGTTCTAAAAATAATTTTAAATCAACGTTCGTTAGCACCATCTGCACCACTTCCTTACTGTCTTCAATATACTCATTCATAGCGAACATTAAATTCTTTTTCAACTGAATCGTAGGTAAATGATTCGGCTTAATCTTAAATCGACACTCAATCTTTTGAATATACAATGGATATAATTCATCATCTTCATATTGACCACTAAAATATTCAGGTCTACCATAAGGCAACATTCGATGAACCATCATGGATGGATACATTGAATTCATATCATAAACTAATCCTTCGCCTAAATCTTTATCGGCAATTCTGGGATTGCAATATGTCCATCCACCTCTGTATGCTAATCGAATTGAACTATCCATTTCTAAATCTAATACCGGAAATAATTGTCTGTACTTTTTATTTCCAATTAACTCTTTAAAATAATTTAAAGCGTCCGCACCGTTCGTCATTTTGATCAAACCTTGATCAAGCTGAACCGCCAACGCCTGCGCCACAATACAAACATCATTATGAATATAATCAATTTCTTCTTGTGTGAGTTCATGACCAATTGCACGATACTCGTTGTAATCAATTTCCAGCTTTGACATTTCTAAATGAAATGCCTTGGCAATGTTTGTAACGCTGAACGGTAATTTCTTTAAACTATCATAGATAATGACTTTGTTTACACCTTTCTTGCGCCGTTTGTAAACAATTTCTATTGAATAGAACTGACCCATTCTTGATATCAATGTTGAAAATTCATTTTCTTGTGGCTTCTTTGAATGTTTAAATCCATGGTTTAATAACCAATGAATAATAAATTCACCATCAAATTTCAAATTGTGAAAGTAATAGATTGCCTGATTCTTTTCTATAAATTCCATGAAATCATCAAGACTATTACCATAATGAAAGTTATTGATATTTCCTACTTCTGCAATGGCGTAAGCCCAGACACGACAATCATCAGGATTCGTTATTGTTTCAAAATCAGCACAATAGCGAAGCATATGCTAAGCTCCAAAAATCATGTTTAAGTAACCTAATTTACTATCAACTTCTATTTGATCGTCATAATTGAAATCAAAATCTACAATGTCTTCAGTCAAATATAATTGTTCAAATTCTTCCGGTGACATTTCATTTACTTTTTCAATAATAGCATTCGCATTAGAACCAAACACATTTTGAAGCGATTTTATATAATTATTCTTGAATAAATTTTGTGTTTCTAATTCATATTCATCTCGTGCCCTATTCGCAGCTTTTTCTGCGTAATTTTCTACATCTTGTGCTGTTTGCAATGTCTGCCAACGTTTTTTGAAATCCATATCCCTCAAATAATCATACCGAGGGTCTAACATTAAACGTCGATCAATCACCCTTGTATCTGTCTTCTTTCCTCGAGATGTGAATGTTTTCTTATCAATCTTGTTTAATTTACGCTTATTCCGACGATTAATCTTTTCAACGTCTTTTTTAATTTGTTCGTACTCTTCACGACGCAATACAACACCATGAGGATTTTTAACATATCGGAAATTACGACGGTCAATAAATTTCTTGGATTGCTTTACAAATTCATTGTACTCTTTTCGACTTCCAAACTCTTTAATGGGCTTTGTCTTAATTTGAAGTTCGACGCCGAATTCCTTTTTAATTCTGCTTTTCTTATTCGATATAGATTTATTTAATCGCCTTACTTCTGTCTGTTGCTTGGCAGATAATTTAAACTCTTTCGCCATAATCTGTTTTCCTTTCCTTGATTAAAGCAAAAGCCCGCCGAAGCGGGCTATATTTTAAAGTTTACTTTCGTCTACTTCCAAAATCAGCTTGCGCCCTTTACCTGCCTTAATCCGTTGTGGAATAACTGGTAATGGTTCTTCCCAACTGGAAGGAAGGCCAAAGATTCCGAAAATCTTATTCAACGATTCAACAACACCTTTCGAAATGCAAGCGTAACGATTACCTTCAGAATCAATCAGAATTGTTCTGGTTACATTATTCATTTCTCCTGTTTCTTCATTCTGCATAGAAACACCATGGCATACAACATTAACTAAATTAATAGTCTTTCCGATGTAGTCAGAAACCCCTTTTGATTCCGGCGCATTGATCGCATTGAGTGCCTGCGCCCGATCTTTACGACTCGAACCATTCAACGTTGTGTAAACGTAACCAACTTCACATTCAGATGCCTTAATTAATTCATTCATTACTTAACTTCCTCCCCTTCTGTTTCTTCCACTAATGTTGCTAGTTCCATGAAGTGTTCAATCGATAACTGATACTTATGATCGGTGTGCTTAATATCCGATACAATGAACTGTGTGTCCTTATCTAAATTAAGAAGTTCAATAGCATGCTTCCGCATTTTATCTAAATTCACAATTCCATACATTACGCATTCTGCATTATCAATCACTTCACCTCCTGCATTAATTACCTGTACTTTGAAATTCGTTGTTGTGATAGTTCTTGTAATCATTTTTGACATTGTTTCATGTCCTCTCTTTCTGGCTTTTCTAGCCGACGGCATTTCTGACGTTTCGTCTTAATTTTCAAAGACTCATCAGGGCTATTCCATTCCGCTTATCTTTAAACCTTGCTTAATTAAATCTAATTCTTTTAACTTTCTATACAAATCTTCTAACATTATGTTTTTAGCTTCTCCAACATTCATTAATGATTCTATGATCTCAATTTGTGCACTAACTCCCAAAATGGCAAATTCAATAATTTCAAGTGTTTTCATTTTATTGGCTCTTATCTTTCTATAAGTATTATATCATAAAACAAGCAATTTGTTTCATTAATAATTTTTTTCGTCCTCTATTTTATCTAGTTATCATGACTAGATCATCTAATTGCTTGACAAAATTCTTAATATGCATTATATTTTTAGTGTAGACGGATAGTTAATGAAAATTGTGAATCATAATGGGCTAACGGGTTGTACCGTCATTATGAATATTGGGTTAGCACCTCGCATTTCAACTATTTCTAATCTACAACTTATTTAAAAGAAAGCTGTGATTATAATTCACGGCTTTCGCATTTCTTTGAAGATATCCACTAATTCACTTGATGAATATGGTGGTTTTCTAAATACAAGATAGAATATTTCACTCCATTCTCCAACCTTCTCTGATTTTGACCGTTTAATTTTAATGTCACCGCCTTCTTCGTTAAACGTAACTATCAATTCTTCAACTGTTGAACCGATTAATTTCCAACCATTTCTATCCCATACATAAGTTTTCACTTTTCTATCTGAAAACTTTTTTGCGCAAGGTCTAGCCATGAATGATTACCGTCCTTATTGTGTCCCCTAAACGGTACATATAATGATTATGTTTGATTAACAAATAAAACCATCCTTCAACATAATTGTATCGTAATACTTCACCTTGAATCACTGCACCATTTCTCATATTTACTTTTATTTTCATTTTAATTATCCACCCATATCACATAAACAATATATATTCCACCATAACTAACTAGTATATAAATATAATCATTAGATAAAGAATGAGTAATATTTATGACATCGAAATATAATAACCTTAATTTCATCAAAAATGAATCTAAGTTATAATCAACTTCGATAAATTTATTTCCGGTTAAAATCTTCATTGTTGCCTCCTATATAATATCTGTAATATCGCCATATTCATCAAACCAAACCGAAGTAGTATAAGTTTCTACATCTTCGTCTTCAACACAAATCACAGAATAGCAATTAACATAAAACCCTTTTACTCGGCTTCTGTCTATATAACAAGTTGTGTTCTTTACCTCAAATTTGTAACCAATGAATTCTTTGTTTAAATCTTGTTCGTGAGTTTTGATTGCAGTTGTAATTAAATCTAATGTGGTTATTTTCATGATTATATCCTCCTATATAATATCTATAATATTTCCGTGTTCATCAAACCATAAAGTGGTTGTAAATTTTTCAATATCTTCCCCATTAACTATAATAACAGAAAAGCAATTAACGCAATAATTAGCTGAATATCCTTTTTCAATATAATAATTTATGCTTTTTATATCCACTAAAAATTCATTAAACTTATTACTTCTCTCTTTTTCATGAATTTTAACGGCTGTAGTGATTAAGCTTAGTGTACTTATTTTCATTTATATCCTCCATCTTTCTATAAGTATTATACCATAAAAACTTCTGTTTGAATCATCAATAATATTTTTCGTTCTCTAAATCATCTAGTTATTATAACTAGCTAGCTTGTGCATGTCTGAACTTTCACAAATACACTGAGTTTTTTAACTCCCCTGAATAATATGACATCCGC